CGCTCGGTGCGAACGCGGTCCATCCAGCAGCGCGGCAGCAGCATTTTAACAGCGTTGATCCCGTCATCGATGTCCTGACGCGGCACCACACGCACCTTGCGCCCATTGGCGCGCAGCATCTCCTCACGCGTCTTGCCGGTGCCCAGTTCGCGGGCGCCAGCATCATGCGGCAACAAATCGGTGGTGTATCGATACGGCCTGCTATCCAGCCATTGCACGTAATGCGTCAACGGCTCGCCCGTCGCCTCGTAATAATCGATGATATGCACCTCACGCCCGACAAGCTGCGCGCAGACGATCGCCGTGGCATCACCTATGCCAAGATCCCAGGCGGTCCACACTGGCACCGCCGGGTCGTAAGGCATCCCGCACAGCCGCCCGTCAGCCTCCAGCGAGGCCATCTCGGAACGATAGATCGAGCCGCGGATCGCCGCGTCGAACGAACACTCCAACTCCTGATCATATTGATCCGCCGTCATCATGCGGCGCATGTCGGCCAGTTCACCATCCGCCAGCAACCCGCTCTGTGAAGCCCGCAACGTCATCGAGAACCACTCGGGGTTGTTCTCGGCCTCCTTGTGGATCGCATAGAAGTCGTTGCGGCCTTTCGGCGTGCCGATGAACACCGCCCAGCCGTTACGATCAGCGAGCGACGGGCGCAGCACCTCGGGCCACGCGCGCGGATCGATGTCGCCGTATTCGTCCAGCACGATCCCGTCAGCGTAAGTGCCGCGCAAACGCTCATAGTTCTCGGCGCCGTATAATCGCACGCGGCCACCGTTGCGGAACCGAACCATAAGGTCGCTCTCGCGTTGTTCCACGCCAGGAATGTTCGCGGTGTAGCGTTTAAGATATTCCCATGCCGTATCTTTTGCCTGGGCATATGTCGGCGCGAGATAGGCATAGCGTGGATCAGGCTTTTTCGCACGCACGTCGGCCGGAGCCTGATCCGCGCGCATGGCGGCGTCGATCAGGTCCATGACGCATGCGACCGTCTTACCGCCGCGACGATGGACGACGAGGCATGCCCAGCGTTGCTTGCGCGCGTGGAACGGCATGAACGCCTGTCGCGCGCGGTAGCCAAGGTCAATCCGCTGAACCGATGGTTGGCGTGTAGACGCCAATTTCTTGCCTTTCTTCGCTTGTTGTCGAGAAGTCGGCTTCGCGAACCACTCCCGTCACGATCATGATCGGCCTGTCACCGCCGTTCAACGTCACTTCAGATGCGTCCTTCCAGCCCATCCGGACCTTCGTCCACCAGATCTGCGCCGGCACGCTCATGTGCTTGGTGGCATTGGTGTAGAGCGCCTGGGCCACCCGCATGTTCGCCTCGGTTGCCCCGGTGTCGAGTTCATGCCGGAAGTATTTCTCAAGCGTCGGCCTGCTGATTCTGAGGCAGGCGCACATCTCCATCTGGGATATACCGAACCCTGTCATCATCATGACCTGCCGCCGATGTTCCTCGGTCGGCTTGTACGGTTTTGCCCCCGGTTTCGGTGGTTGGCCGGGTCGGAAAGGCGGTTTCATCAGGCAGCTTGCCGACGTTCCTGGCCGATCAGAACAGGTACCAGCGCGCTCGCGATGTGGAACATCATGACCGGGGGAACGGCGTTGCCGCAGCGCGCCCATTGGTCGGCGTAGGAGCCGGTCAGTACGTAATCGTCAGGAAACGCACAGATGCGTTTCAGTTCGGCGATGGTGAACTTGCGGCGTTCGGTGGGGTGGACGATCGATGCCGACGACATCGGTGCTGTCGGGGACCAATTATCCCCAGGCGGGCAGGTCACGGTCGGGCATGGAGCATTGAGAGATGGTTTAACCAGACTGCGATATTTCGCCGACTGCTCGCCGGGCTTCAGTTTGTCCCATTCGGCGCCGATCGCGTAGCGGGAGATATCGGTCTCTGGTTCAACTTCGCTTCGTGCTCTAACCGCTCGGCCTGCCAGGATGACCGGCGCGGGCTTCGCCGCCGTCTCCATTGCGTGGCCGTGGAAGCCGTGGCCACTTTCCAGGCCACTGATCCACGGCAACGCGTCGCGGACGCTGTAGCGGTAGACCAGAGGCGTCGGAAAGGCCGGCCTGGCATCGAGATCAAGCCGCGTCCCAACAAAGATCAGCCGTTGCCTGGATTGCGGCACGCCGAGCCATTGCGCGTCGAGTAGCTTCGCCTCGACCCGATAGCCGCAGACCCGCAGCGCGCGGAGGATTTCGAGGAAGTATCCCTTGGCCGTGCCCTTGATCAGACCCGATACGTTCTCGGCGACGAATGCCCGAGGCTGCAATCCCTTCAGCAACCGCGCGAACTCGTGGAACAGGTCGTCCTGACGCTGCGTGGCATCGTGCGAGGTCGTGACCCGACCCCATCCCTTTTCCCGCTTGCCGGCTGTCGAGAACGACACGCAAGGCGGGGATCCGTCGAAGATGTCCAGTTCGCCGACACCAAGCCCGGTCGCGGTCAGGATATCCTCGGCCTGCACGGTGCGTATGTCGCGGCCGTCCAGGACGGTCCCTGGCGCCATGTTCGCGGCGTAGGTATTTTGGGCCTCGGCGGTCAGTTCATTGGCGTAGACGACCTGACAACCCGCCATGCGGTAGCCGGTGGACGATCCGCCGCCGCCCGCGAAAGTCGAGGCGACCTTGAAGCCATTCCACGGAATAGCCTGGATTTCGGCCATGGATGGCACGCGGTAGGGCGGTTTATCGGTCGCGCGGGGCGTCTGCATTGCTTTGCCATCATCGTGAATATGCCAGTATTGCAGACGGTCGCCGCCATATCCGTCCGCCATCACGGTTAAAGAGGGCCGATCGATAGAGAACCGCATATCAGCCTTCCATCCGGCCTTGTTGTCGCTCTCTATCCAGACGGTCATTCCGCCGCCTCGGCTTTCGCCACCATCTTGCCGCCGCTGAATACGTAGCCGCATTTCGGGCATTCGTGTTCGGTCTCGATGTCTTCGTCGTAGCTATCGAAACCATCCGGCGCGAGAGGTTCGGCGGCGAATAGCTGATCGAGCTCCATTTCCCCGAAGCCCGTCAGACCAAGATCGAAGCCCACGTCACGCAGATCCATCAACTCAGTCCGCAGCAGGTCGTCGTCCCACGATGCATTCAACGCCAGCTTGTTGTCGGCGAGGCGCAACGCCTGTTTCTGGGCATCGGACAGTCCCTCGATGGCGATGGCGGGCAGTTCGATCATGCCCATTTGCCGCGCGGCGGCGAGACGACCGTGGCCGGCTATCAGCATGCCATTTTCGTCGAGCAGGACCGGCGACGTGAAACCAAATTCGGTAATGGATCTAACAATCTGCGTGACTTGTTCCGGCGAGTGCGCGCGAGCGTTTCTGCTGTATGGGACTACGTCCGTCGTCTTTACCTGGAGCGATTTGTAAATCTTTACGTTAGCCACCTGTTAGTCTCGTCTCATCTCAAGACATTCCGCCTTAACAACGACCTCGCGCAGTTCCCCGAACATCAGGACATGCACGCGGGCGCTATCGCCGGAGACGGACATCACGACGGCGTTGATGCCGTCCAAAGGACTGCCGTTGGCGAGCCTGCAGGGCGTCCCTGGGCGCCACGTGTCGCTGGCGGGTGGTAGTTGCCGCCGCGCCTCCTCGGTGGCTTGTAGCGCCTCCACGGCGCCACCACGGACGAAGCAGGGATGATCGCCAGCCATGCAAAGCTTGTGGACACCGTGGCTGTAGCGTGCGGCCACCCATCCCTGACCGGGACTGAGGGCGAGAAACAGATAGCCGGGGAAGAGTGGGACGAACTGACGCGCGCCCGGTCGTTTGGACAACCGGGACCGGACAGCCATGAGCGGGAGATATGTTTCGTAGCCAGCACGATTGAGGCTGATCGAGGCCCAGTTCTCGGCTCCGGGGTGGGTATGCACCACTGCCCATTGGATCGCTTCGGTGTCGCGTCCGCAGTCGAGTAGCAATGCGCTCTCGGTTTCCACGCGTGAGTTGTGTCCAGATTTTTCACCGTTGGTCAAGATGGGACAG